TTACTGACCGATGGCCGGGGTTGAGAGATCCGCCATCGGCCCGAGCCTGATCGCATCATGCAGGTGCTCGGGAGCCAAATGCGCGTACCGCATCGTCATATTCAGCGACGCATGACCCAGGATCTCTTTCAGCGTCACGATATGCCCACCGCCCATGATGAAGTGAGCCGCGAAGGTGTGACGCAAGATATGGCTTGCTTGCCCACGTGGCGGCTTGATCGAGGTCGAGAGCAGCACCATGCGGAACACGCCGATACAGTTGGTGAACAGTCCGTGTGTCTGCCAGTGCTTCCTGATAGCCGCCACTAGCTCAGGCGCTACCGGGACCATTCGCACCCGCTTGGACTTCGTATTGGCGAACACCAGGGCATTGCCTCGAATCCGCTCCGGTCGCAGCGCTTGAGCCTCACCCCACCTTGCCCCAGTCGCTAGGCAGATTCGCGCCACCATGGCCGGATGTGGAGACGTGGTGCGCGCCTGGAGCGCTTCGAGCAGTTCGACAATCTGCGGCTTCGTCAGGTAGGCCAAGGGCCGCTCTTGCAACCGGACCGGGCGAATACGGGTGAACGGGCAGGGGTAGTCGATCACGTCGAGCTTGTGCAACTCGTTGTAAACGGCCTTCAGGTAACCGAGACGATTGTTCGCCGTCTTGCCGGTTACGCCTGCTGCCATCCAGCGGGCACGTGTGGCGGCAATCTTGGCGCCATCGACCATACGAGCCACCGGGTCACTCATGGCCTTTGCGCATGCCCGTAGGATCGCCACACGCCGAACGCCATCGGAGAGCGATACGCCGTGAAGGTCGAACCACAGTTCAACCAGCTCGGAGAGCCTGCGCTTGTCCTTTGGACGGGGTGCCCAATCAGGCGTTTCGGTGCACCTGGATCGGCAGGTCGCTTCGAAGCGTATCGCTTCAGCTTTGGTCTTCAGCGTCTTACGAAAACGACGCCCTTTCACCGGTTCAACGTCGACTTTCCAGCGACCATCAGGCAGTTGCTCGATTGCCATCAGACCGCCCTACCCCATCGAACATGCCTTTCTTGCAGCAGGTTCTTGATGTGCTTGTACAGATCCCGCTCGCTCATGTCCTTGGCGGCGTAGTGATCACGAATGACCGGCCAACATTCCCAATCTTTCAGTCGATCAAATGCGGTTTTAGCGCCCACTCGCTCCCGTGCCAGCAGGCTTACGAAGTTTCCCAGGAAGAGCTCGACGTTCTTGCCCGAAAAGCCCCGCGAGGTCTTGTAGTACCGCTTGTACTCGGTTTCATCCACCAGGGAATCAACCGGCACATCGACTCGAACTTCATCACGGATGAGCGTCCAGATCGGCTCGTATTGCCCTGGCCGATGCAGCAACTTGAACTGGCACAGCCCGTAGCGCCAAAGACCGTCCAGATGGCCCGCGAAGGCTGCGAAGGAATCCGTTTCGATGGCTTCACCTGTCTTAGCGCTGATCGACCCGCTGGCGAACTGCTGAATGACCGAATGGTGATAACGCAGCTCGATGCGCCACACGTCAACCTCTGGGTTGTAGTTATCCGGGTCGGTCGCATCGAAGGAATCACGACGACGCCAGACGCTTTCCCAGAAATCGAGCTTATCGGTCGCGCGGGCCTGTTCGGTCTTGTTGTAGATGCAGAGCTGGACGCCACCGGCAGAGCCGAACATGGACGTTTCGCCACGACCGTAGACGCTGGACTTGGTCGCCCAGTTGATTTCGTTGATGCCCGAGATATCCCGGTGTGTCCGTGCTCGACAGTGCAGGCGCGCCACCAGATCCACCGGAGGCTTCCAGCCTTGCAGATCCAGGGCGAGGTGCACGGCGCATTGGTTGCGTTCGCGATGGGTCATCACGGCTGCAGCGTAATAATCCATGCGCTCCTGCAGACGCTCAGGCGACAGCGCGTCGATGGCGTGCGGTGACACCTCGATTTTCAGGTGAGGCCCGATGTTCTCCAGCTTGGCGTTGAAGTTCTTGATGAGCAGGATGAACCCGAGGTCGGCGTTCTGGAGCTTGTATTGATAGCCTGAGTCTCGCCCTACCCGACCGGCATGCCAGAATTCCCCAGCGAACTCGACCATGACGCCCGGCTTCTCGAACAGCGCCATGATTTCCGGACGTATCAGTCCACGATACAGCTGACGAACCGTATCGACGCCGCAACGCAGCAAGCGAACGCCCGACAGGTCAGTCAGCTTTGCCGTATGGCTATCGAAGAACACTCGCCCGGTCGGCGATTCTTGGAACTGTCGGTCAACACGAACTTGATCTTTAACGGTCATTTTCTACTGCTCCAAATTGCAACGAATCGACACTGTTCAGTTGGGTTTATCTGACGTGTTACAGGGACGTCAGCGCGCGAGCACGCCGGCTCGTGCCTCGCCGTGCGTGCAACTGACGCGCTGACGGTCATCACCACAGGAAGCGCCCCTTCTCGTAAGGAACGCGCGTGAAGCTGTTCGTGGCCTGTTGCTGGACAGGCTCATAGGTGGGCGCCGATAGCGGCTGCGGTTGTTGGCCTCGGGGATCCTGCGGCGAGCCCCGGTCGGGCTTGGTGTCGTCGAAATAGCCGTTCTGGACCACCGACATGCAGAACTGAAAGAACACTTCCAAGCGCGTGCCCTGCTGGGTATTGCAGCGACACCCCGTCACCGTTCCCTCACTCACCGCAATTTCCATTCGGGCGCGATTGCGGGACAGCAATCGACTATCGGTTGTCGAAACGCACACTGGTTTGGGAAAGGTTTGCGGGCTGGTCAGTCCGTCATAAATGGGTGCGGATGACGGCAGGTCTTGTACGCGTGGTACCCGCCTGCCGAGGTAGTGCTCGACCGTGATAGGGCCGGTGGTCTGAGCATCAGACGCCGCGGGCCGGATGAACGCACCCACCGTGTCGCGGACTTGGTCGACCATGCTGCTGGTCGGCGCGCCACTGGCGACCGGCGCGGCCTTCTCGGCGCTGTAGCGCTCATAGGCGCGATACACGAGGATGCCCGCGCCGATCACCACACACAGCGCCAACAGAAACTTGGTCGGCACCTTGGTCTGGAAGTGGTGCTTGGCATTGGTGCTGGTGTAGGCGCCGAAGTAGCGTTTATCCAGGCGCAGCGACTTTTTGTCGGCGTCCTTGAAGCTGCTTTTGACCTCGACCTTTTCAACCACGACTTCCGACTCGAAGCGCAGCAGTTGAGCGGACTTGAAGACGCGCCAGTAGTGAATATGGCTGTTGCACAGGCGGCGCAGGTGAACATCCAGATAGCGCGGGTCTTGCGTGACCAGATGCACTTCATGGCCTTGGTGACGCATGGTCTCGAAACGGGTGATGTGCTCGGGTGGCCTTGCTCTCGGATCGCGTGCGCCAAACCAGCCTTGGGCCTCATCGACCACGATGATCGAGTCAGCCGGCAGCTCGAACCACTTCTCCGGCTCCTCGAACTCGAACCACTGCGCTTGCAACTGCTCGGGCTTGAGGCCGTTTATGTTATGGAAGTAGACCACCCGGCCTTGAGCGTGGGCGGTCTGGTCCACTTCGCGAATGGTGTTGAGGGTCTTGCCATGGCCGGGTTTGCCGGTGCGGATAACGAGCATGGCGCCTCCTTAGGCTTCGATGGAGGTGCCGCCCGGCTTACGCCAGACCTGAGCACGGCGGCGGTCGGTGGCCTTGTCGATGCCGGCCAGCATGAAGCGCGTCGAGATCGCGGCGAAATACAGGTTCACCACCACATCGAACTTCGCCAGACCGAGCACGCCCTGGATCACCGGCCCCACATCACCCATCAGGCCGAAGAGGTAGGTTTGCGCCTGGCCGATGATCATGTTGAAGCCGATGTAGGTAACGAAGCCAAAGCCGAGGATCTTCAGCACCATTTTCACCAGCGGGCCGAGGACGATCACCAGCAATTGCACAAGGAATAGATACTGCATTTATTGGCCTCCTACGGAGCGGCCCACATACAGGGCAGCCAGGACGGTAGCGATAGCCACGAACAGGCCGCTCAGGTCACTGGCGGCGCGGCATAGCGGCTCATAGCTGATTTCGAAGGTGCGCCCACCATTCATGCGCAGACTGAAGCTTTCAGCAGCTGGGCATGTGGCAGGCAGAAAGCGGGTGCCTTGGTTGATGAAGGAAGGCAGTTCGATGGCCGCGCCGCCTTCTTCGAGCTGAAACTTGTCACCCTGGACGGCGGCCTCGATGGCCGATTGATGTTTTTCGAAGTCGGTCATTTCCTCGGCGTTGCAGCGCAACGCTTTTTGCTGACGGAGGATGGCGCACTGAACCGCATCGCCTTCGCAGGAAATCGTGGCATCGCAGGCTTCGCCGCCTACGCTGGACTCCGGCTGTTCCTCTTCATCTTTGCCTTCGCCGTCACCCTCGCCGCCTGAGCCACCTCCACCGCCGGAGCCGTTATCATCCCCGTCTCCGTTACCGTCACCATTGCCATCACTGGAGCCGTCGCCACCGCTGCCACCATCACCGCCTCCGCCGTTATTACCGCCACCACCGGAGTCCCCGCCGTCGCCAGGATCAGTCGGATCAGTCGGATCGGTTGGATCGGTTGGATCAGTGGGGTCCGGTGGCGGCGTATTGGGCGAACAGAAGGTGCCGTTATAGGTGTAACCGTCCGGGCAATTGTTGGTGTCATCTGGCGGGGGCGTGGTATCGGGGTCGGTTGTTCCGCCCGGGTTTCCCGGCGCTTGATACGTATCACCTGAGCAGGAGGTTCCGGTTCCCTTGTATTGGTAGGAGCCAAAAACTCCCGGCGGCTCGCCGCCGGTATAGACGTAGATGTTGTTGACGACGTAGTTAAACGAGTACGAGCAGGAGTTGCCGCAGATCGTCGAAGGAGGCTCGGAGGATTCGGAGCCGAGCACAGAATCGCGGATTTTGTGTTGGTGGCTGATCAACGAACCCGTGGTGGATTCACAGGGATCTGGCGCAACGCATTCCCCGCCCAGTTCGATATTAGGCGGTTCGCATGTCTGAACTTCACAGGCACCGGTGGTGCTGTTGTATGTATGCCCCGCAGGACAGGCATCACCCCCACGGTTGATGACGTAGGTGTTTACGTTCGTGTCCGAGGGTTGCGATGCATTTCGACATTTAACCGTTGTCCGGTCATTGGACCAGTCGACAAGGACGTTAGTCATGTGCGTATCGCCGGGGCGCCACGAGGGAATGGAAAACGATCCCTTGTAGAATTCACACACGGCAGCAGGCGTCGGGAACTGCGCCGTGTAGCCGCTCCTGAACCAGTAGTAATCCTCTGAAAACGCTGGACCGCTCATGCCTACAACCAAGACGCCCCATAGCACGCGTAAGAAGGAATGCTGCCTAGCCATCATCACACCCGCCCAAAAAACACGAGGTAGAACGCCAGGGTGGAAAGGATCAGGACGTACAGTTCGTAGCTCATTGGCGTTTCCCTGGAAGAGAAAACCCCGCCGGAGCGGGGTTTGTTTGCTTCGGCACATGCAGTGCGTGGTCCCAGTTACAGGGCGCGGCGCATGTACTTGAACGCCATGGCGGCGATGATCACGGCGAACACGGCCCAGCCGATGGTGCCGACGTCGGTGCCGGCCTCATCCAGTGCGCCAGTGGCTTCAGCCGGGACAGCAGCGTAGGCCTGTTGAACGGCCAGCAGGCCGGTTGCAGCAGCGGCGCCCAGGGAGCGACGCAGGGTCTTGATGTGTTTCATGGGGTGATACCTCACTGTTTCAGGACTTTTTTCAGGACCAGGAAGCCGAACACGGTGGCGAACAACACGATGGCTTCGCCCTGTAGCTCGGTGACCTGTTCCCAGGTGAGTGCAGCGCCGTAGAGGCTCTGCATTTCCTCGACCGTGAGGGCCACCAGCGAGCCGGAGCAGATGGGCGAGCCATCAGCGCCTTGCAGCCAGTCACCGTCACAGGCGAGGAAATTCATGCACCGGCCTCGAGGAGGTCGGCGGCTTGTTCGAGCGGTTCGCAGTCGGGGCAGACGGCGAAATGGGGCGGCAGGTTGAGGTCCGGCA